CCGGGTGGTCACGGGTCACACGGTCGACAAGATTCGCACCTTCTACAGCGTCGGGCGCGGCGGTGCGATCATCCCGGGCTCCCCCGAAATCGCGCTCTCGATTCCCAATCCTGCCGCGCTCGATCTGTGGGTCGCGCTGCCGGCTGTTCACGTGCGCCGGTGGCAGTGGTGGGGCAAGAGCGGCCAGCGCCTGATGCGCGCATCGCGCGACAAGCGGCGGCGTTACAACCGTGGCATCGGGGGCGCGCGCATGGTCTCACGCTCGGTATTCGAGCTGAGCGCGCAGCAGGTGCAGCGCCGGTTCCCGAGCCTGGATGTGACGGACAAATACCTGCAAGTGTCGAATCTCAACGTCGGCGGCAAAACGGCGGTAGACCGCATACCGGCGATCAAGGTCTGTATGAAGATTCGCGGGCGCGGACACTGACATGGCCGAGACCACCACCCGGATTTATGAACTGCAAGTCCGTCTCGCGCAGGAGTCGCTCACTCAACTGCGGAAAATAAAAGATTCGACGGCCGAAATCGACAAGCAATTCAAGAAAGCGGAAGACGCGGTCAAGAGCTTCGGCAAGGGGCTCGTCGCCGGTCTGACGGTGAGCGCGGTCGTGGCGTTCGCCAAGTCGAGCATCGACGCTGCGGCGGCGTTGGGCGACATGGCGGCGGCGACCGGGGCGAGCGTCGAGAATCTTTCCAAGCTGCAACAGGTCGCGCAAGTGTCCGGCGTGGATATGGAAACGGTGGCCGCGTCGATCGGTCACCTCAACACCGCGCTGCACGAGAACGAAAAGGGAAGCCGGAACATCGAGGCCGCGCTGAAGGCGATTGGCCTCTCGGTGAAGGAATTGCGCGACCTCGACCCGGCAGAGGCATACCGGCGCATTGCTGTACACCTGGATAAGTTCGCGGACGGCGGAGGCAAGGCGGCGGCGATGACCGTCATTCTTGGTGATGCCTCGAGCAAGACCGCGTCCTACGTTAAAGACCTCGCTGGCGCGGGCGAGATAAACGCAAAGATCACGGCGCAACAAGCCGAGGAAGCGGACAAGTTCAACAAGCAACTGAACAAGATGTCCACCGAGGCGAAAAGCGCAGGGCAAGCGTTGGTGCGCGATCTCATTCCATATCTGTCGGGGCTAATTGAATGGTTTAACGAGGGCGTGCGCGTCGCTGGTAGTTTCTGGGAATTGGTCGTGCTGCGAGGGACCAACCCGGTGCAGGCGCTCACCGGGAACGTGGATTCGCTGACCAAAAAACTCGCGGAGCTGCGGGCGGAACGCGATAAGGCGGCGTCGGGCGCAGGCGGGCGGCTCGGGCTGGCGGACGTTGAGCGGCTCGACAGGCAGATCATTGCCACGGAAAAGCTGCTCAAGATCGAGCAGTTTCGACAGAAACAGATCGACGACGCTGCCGCCAAGGCCGCGTTCGTTGGACCGCCAGAACCGCCGGGACTGAGGGATAAGAAGAAGCCGTCCCTTGCGTTCAGGAAACCAGAACCGAAAGTGAAGGAGGATAAGAAGAAAAGCGAATTCGAGCAGATGACAGAAGCGCTCGACGATCAGCGCGCGAGCATGGAGCAAGCGGTGTCACTGACGCCGCAGTATGACAAAGCGCTGCGCCGATTGACAGAATCGCTGCCGAAGCTAACGGCGGAGCAGGAGCGGCTCGGTTGGGCGCAGGTGGAATATATCAGGGGACTGGAGCAGTCGCAGATCGCGGAAAAGAAACGCGCCGATAGTCTCAAGGACCTTGAGGACGCGCTCAAGGATCAGCGCACGGAAACGGATAAATATTTTGTCGAGTTGGAGCGACTCTACAAGCTTCAAGCGCTCTATCCGGAACGCGCGTTGGAATTGCAGATCGCCATCGCCGCGCTCACGGATGGCTTTCTGGACTCGCAGAAGGTAACGAAGGAAGTCGTAAACGAAAACGCCAAGCTGCTTGAAGCCATCGCCGACAAGGTGGACGGCTACGCGAAGTCGATCTCCAGCTCGCTAGTAGATTTCATGACCAGCGCGGGCGACGCCAAGTTCTCGTTCAGGGATTTCGTGACCAGCGTGCTGAGAGACCTGGCGCGCATGACGACGCAGATGCTGCTCGTCGAGCCGATCATGTCGAAGCTGCAAGCCTCGATGCGCCAGTTCATCACGGGCGGGCAGTATTCCTGGCAGAAGGGGCTCGTCACGCCGACTGCGGCGCAGATGTCACAACCCATGGTCGATGCCGCAGGGGCGGAGCTCGCGCGGCGCCTCTTCGGAGCGGCCAAGGGTGGCGTCTTTTCCTCGCCCTCGTTAAGCCAGTATTCGGGCGGCGTCTACGACAAGCCGCAGCTTTTCAAGTTCGCGCGCGGCGGCGTGTTTGGTGAGGCCGGGCCGGAAGCGATCATGCCGTTGAAGCGCGGGCCGGACGGCGCGCTCGGCGTGGCGACGACCGGCGGCGGCGGCGATGTGACCATCAACGTCTACAACGAAACGCGCGCGGAGGTGAAGACGCAGGCGAAGAGCGACGTCAACGGGAACCGCATCATCGAGGTAATGGTCAAGGAGGCGGTGTCAAACGGCTTCAGGTCGGGCGCGTTCGACGCCGTGATGGGCACGACCTACGGGCTCAATCGACAAGGGGCGCGCTGATGCCCAACAACCCCTGGCCGCCCGGCATCAGCAAGGCGTTCACTTCCGACGCGTTCACCGAAACGCCGCAGGAAATCGTCGTCAGGACGGACATGGACACCGGCCCGCCCAAGGTGCGCCGGCGCTTCGTGAATCCGGTGCGGGCGTACACGTGCGACATCGTGCTGCGGAACGCAACCGAATACACGACGTTGCGCGATTTCTATTACGTCACGTGCCTCGGCGGCACCGACACCATCCTGATGCCGCACCCGATCACCGGAGTTGACACGTCGTTCCGGTTTGCCTCGCCGCCCAAGTTCAGCGCGCTCGGCATCGCGTGGCGCGCCGCCTTCGAGCTCGAGGCGCTGCCGTGAGCCGCACGCTCTCAGCGAATGCGGTGCTGGCGCTCAATGCGTTACAGACCGGGAACGCCTTCTGGTTCCTGGTCGAGGTCACGCATCCCGACATGCCCGCGCCGGATCGCTTCGTCAACAACACGACGAACGTTATCGCGCTCGGCCAGACCTGGAACGCCTTTCCCTTCGACATCACGTTGAGCGTGGACGACGGGCAGACGCAGCCCTCCGTCGAAATCCGCTTCGACAACGTCGGGCGCGAACTGGTCGATGAGATACGCGGGTTGCCGACCGCGCCAGCGCTCAATCTCTACCTCGTCCTGTCGAACACGCCGGACACCGTTGAGATGTCGCTCCTCGATTTGCGGATGGTGGACATTACCTACGACATGCAATCGGTGAGCGCACGGCTCGTTGCCGGCGATCTGCTGAACGCGCCCTACCCGAGCGACAGTTACGGGCCGGATCAATTCCCCTCGATCTTCCGCTGATGCGAGCGCTCATCGACTTCGTCGGCATTCCCTACGTCGAGGGCACGGAGGACCCCGCGCGCGGCGTCGATTGCTGGCAGCTGGTGCGTCTGTTCTATCGCGAGCAGCTTGGAAAGGAAATCCCGAACTACATGGCGTTCTATCGCGCGACCTTCGACAAGGTTGATGCCCAGAGCGTGCTGGTGAACGCGCGCGGCGATTGGGAGCGCGTCGCCTCGCCGGCCTACGGCGACCTCCTCCTCTTCCGCTCGACCGGCGCGCCGTGGCACGTCGGTATCTGCCTGGACGGCAGGCTGATGCTGCACGCGGACGAGGGCACCGGGAGCGTCATCGAGCCGCGCGACGGCGTGCGCTTCCGCGACCGGCTCTACGGGGCGTTCCGATGGAAGTATTGACGCAGCACCTCGACAAGCGGCGCGCCTACGCCCTCGCGCCCGAGGGCATGACGTGCGCGCAGTTGGTGGACACGTTCGCGCCGCCCATCGAGCGGGAGTTCGTCGCGGTGCTGGTGAACGGTCAGCGCGTGCCGCAAGAATATTGGGAGCGCGTGACACCGCGCGAGCATACGACGGTGATCGTCGCCATCACGCCGGGGAAGGGCGGCAAGGCGAACATCCTGTTAATGATCGCATCCATTGCCATTGCCATCGTCGCGCCGTATGCGGCAGTGGCGATGCTCGGCACGAGCGTCGCGGGCACGGTGGGCGCGCTCACGCTGACGGGGACGATTGCCTCGGCGGCTATCGGCATCGTGGCGAACATGGCGCTCGCCGCGATATTCAAGCCGTCGCAACCGTCCATTTCAGCGGCGAACGCGTCGACCAATTCACAGGCGGCATCACCGACGTATTCGGTGCAAGGGCAGTCGAACCTGATGGACCCTTACGGACCGGTGCGGCGCATCTTTGGAATGCACCGCATCTATCCGGTCGTGGTCGGCAAGCCATACGTCGAGGTCTGGGGCGACGATCAATACCTGACGGTGTTGTATGACATCGGCGCGGGCGACTACGAAGTGAGCGACGTTCGCATCGGCGCCTCGCACATCGGCTATTTTTCGGGCGCGATGTATTACGTCCATCGCAACACGCGCAGCGTCAACTACCAGTGGTATTGGGGCGTGCGCCACGACGAGCCGTTTGCCCTCAAGCTGAGCGAGTCCTGGGTGCACCTCGACACGACCGAGGACGCCGGCTGGTTCGTCGTCAACTTCGTGTTCGCCTCGGGCATCGCCAAGACGAGCGAGCAGACCGGCGCTATCGGCCAGAATACCGTGCAGTTCCAGCTCGAGTATTCCGACTACGGTGCCGGCAACTGGCGCCCCATCGACGCCGCCTATTCGTGGTGGAGTTCGCGCACCATCAACGAGCCGGCGAGCGCGCCGACCGAAGTGACCGGCGGCGCGGTGCTGCGCTCGGATACCGTCGGCGGCGGCTATCCATCGAGCGACGACCCCGAAGGTTCGTGGGGCGGGTCGCCGCCGGACCGGACCGATGGCGGCGATCTGGTGCGCGTGCCGCGCGTGGTGCGCCCGCGCACGATCACGACCACATTCGGCTATCCCGCCGGCACGACCGCGATGACCTTGCGCTCGACGACGCTCGCAATGGGCGCCGGCTCGCGCTTCATTTATAACGGCGTGAGCTACACCGTGCAGGGCGGCGTCGGCACCAGCGCTGGCTCGGTGTCTTTCACGCCGCCGCTACAGACCGAACTGATTACGCAAAAGACGATAGAGACAACGGGCGAGGACGGCGGAACCTCCGAGCTATATTGGACGTCGCCGACCGTGGATCTCTTCGTGACCGGTGGCGTATTCGAAGTCCGCGACCAGCGCGTGCAGCAGCTTGCGCTGTCGGTCACGGTGCGCCCGACGGCTGACATGGCGGCGACGCGGCGCTATTCGATCCGCGCACGCCAGACGCTCGGGTTCGGCGACGAGCGCTACACGCAGGGCGACATGGTGCTCGTGAGCCTCTCCACGATCAGCGGCACCGTGTCGCCGGTCAACCTTCGCACCGAACACACGCTGCTGGAATTCAGGATCAAGGCGAACGACCAGATCAGCGGCACCGTTGATGACCTGTCGTGCTATGCCGAGTCGTATCTGTGGAGCAGCAGGGGCGGCGTCTGGACTTACGCGCTCAACCGCAACCCCGCGTGGGCGCTGTGGGAGGTGCTGACCGGGAAGATGAACAAGCGCCCGATCCCGGCGAGCCGATTGTCGCTGCCGAGCTTCGAGGCGTGGGCGGCGTATTGCGACGAGCCGCATCCGGCGACCGGGCTGGCACGCGCCCGCCTCGACCTCGTCGTCGATTTCAATACGACGCTCTTCGCGCTCGCGCAGACGATCACCGCCGCGGGGCGCGCCACGCTGATTCCCGGCGACGGCTTGCTGCGCGTCATCATCGACCGCCCGCAGAGCGTGCCGGTGCAGGTATTCACGCCGCACAACTCCAAAGGGTTTCAGGGCACGCGCACCTTCATCGAGGCGCCGCACGCGTTCCGCACGAAATTCATGTCGCGCGATACCTGGAGGATCGAGGAATACACCGTCTACAACGACGGATACGACGCCTCGAATGCAACGGTATTCGAGCAGCTCGAATTCCCTGGTGTGACGCGAAACGCGCAGGTGTGGTGCGACGCGCGCTATCGCATGGCGCAGGGCATTCACCGGCAGGAAACCTGGACGCTCGACGTGGACGTGGAAAACTTGGTCTGCACGCGCGGGGACATGGTGCACGTGGCGCACGACGTGCCGCGCCTGGGCGGCCTGCCCGCGCGCATCAAGGAAGTGTTCGGCGGCGGCGCCTCGTGGGAACTCACCGAGCCGGTCGATTTCGGCGGCAACCCCTCGGCGTTCGGCTACACCATCCGCTCGCTTAATGGCGTGATCCACCAGGGGCAATTCGCCGCGCAGTTGAGCCCGTATCACGTCGCGCCCGCCGTCGCGGTTCCCGGCGTGATGGTCGGCGACCTGCACGTATGGGGCGAAATGACGAAGGTGACCTATCCCTTCCTCGTCGCTGCCATCAACCCGCAGCCCGACCTCGCAGCGACCCTCACGCTGGTGCCGTATGCCGGCGCGGCGATATTCAACGCGGACACCGGCGCGATCCCGCCCTACGATCCGGTCGTCGATCACGACCTCGGGAGCATCGCGCCGCCGCCGATAGCGCACGTCACGATCCTGCAAAAGATCGTCTACGTGAACCGTCGGCCGCTCCTCAGCGTGTCATTCGACTGGCGCGACTACCATGCGCCGACATTCGTTAGTTACGAGGTCTGGGTCGGCTGGGTGCTGCACGAGGGCGGCGTGCGCTTTCTGCTCGGGCGCTCGAGCGCGCCCAACATGGAATGGCTGCAAGGCATCGACCTTTCCGCCAATCGGTCCTATCCCGGCTCGCATTTCTGCGTATGGGTGGTCGGCGTGAACGCATTCGGCGCGAAGCGCTCGCTGGCGGAAACGCCCGCGACGTGCGACGACCTCCTCGGCGATTTCACGCCGCCCGCGCCGCCGCCATACCTGGACCTCGATCTGAAGCGCGACACGATCACGCTGATCTGGGATCACCCGAACGAGCCCGACATCGACTACTACGAGGTCAGGTATACGCCGCTCTTCGAAGGCGCCACGTATTTCCAGTCGACCATCGTTGCGCCGCAGATTCCCTACCCGACGCGCTCGATGGACATTCCCGCGCGGTTGGGCACCTATTTTCTCAAGTGCGTCGACACCAGCGGCAACCGCAGCGACGGCTATGCGGCGGCGTTCACGCCCGGTGAAAACATCTGGAATCTCAATGTCGTCGCGCGGATCGACGATCAGCCCGAGGCGTGGCCGGGAATCAAAAGCGCCTTCCAGGTCGTCGGCTCGCGCATCGAAACCGTGCAGACATCGCCGGGAATCTTCGCGCGGCGCGCGGAATATTACTACGACGAAATTTTCGACGGCGGCGCAATCTTCCAGACGCGCTTCACCAGCAAGATCGCGCCCGAGGGATTCAACGCCTCATCGATGATGGCGACCTGGATACCGCTCGCGATTGCCGACCCGATTGCGGGGTTCGTGATCCTCGACAACGGCGAGCGCTCGGCAATCGCCGAGGTGATGGACGTATGGCACGAGGTGCGTTGGGTGCTGGTCGAAAACGTGATGGCGGATTGGGTGCCGCTCGCGAGCGCCGACCCTATCGGCGTGGGCGAGTCGAGCTTCGGCGGCTGGCGGCGCTTCTTGGTCGGCGACTACATCGGGCAATACTTTCAGTTCCGGCTGATCGCAGAATACATCGGGCCTGACATCGAGGCGGACGTCGGCGCCTCGATTGCCGGCGCGCAGATCGAAATTGACATGACGGACAGGATCGACGGCGTCTAGGACGTGAC